ACGTATCAACAAGGTATCAACCGAATGTGGTCAAGAAAGACCAGATTCGACTTCTTCTGGCCAGCACTGAGCCATATTGGCGAACAGGCAGTACTTCAAAAAGAAATATTCGCCTCTGGCGTACCAATCGATGACGAAAAAGTCTTCGGCTATCAAGAGCGATACGCGGAATATCGCTACAAACCGTCAATGATTACTGGCGAATTCCGCTCTCAATTCGCTCAATCCTTAGATGCTTGGCATCTATCACAGGATTTTGCGACTGCGCCCGTCCTTGACGCGGCTTTCATTCAAGAAAATCCGCCTCTTGATCGCTGCATAGCGGTCCCAACCGAACCACACTTCCTTTTCGATTCATATATTCGAATGAAGTGTGCACGGCCAATGCCGACCTACGGCGTTCCCGGACTGATTGATCATTTCTAATCATGTTTGGAGCAATCATAGGGGCCGGTATCTCGGCGGCCAGTAGCCTTCTCGGCGGAAACAAGGCTAATAAAGCCTCCGCCAAGGCGGCTCGAGAGCAAATGGCATTTCAAGAAAGAATGTCATCTACAGCCCATCAGCGCGAGGTTAAAGACCTTCGCGCTGCAGGGCTCAACCCCATACTCTCCGGTACGGGAGGTATGGGAGCATCAACACCTTCAGGAGCGAGCTACACAGCGACCGACGTACTAACTCCCGCAGTAGAGTCGGGCCGAAAGGCTCTCGACTCATCATCTGCACGCGATCTTCAACGAACACAACAAGACTTGATGAAGTCCGAAATGGATCAAATCAATTCAGTGATCGCAAAAAATCAATCGGAAGCTGATCTTTACCGCTGGAAAGCAGAAACCGAGAAAAACCAACCGGAAAACGTTGCTTCTGCAACGGAATTAAATCGCGCCAATGTCAATCTTACTGGCGCAAAAATACCCGAGACGTATGCTTCTACAAAGCAAATGGAGCAGCAAGCTGCCTCGGGAAAACAAACTGAAAAGCTCATTCAAGAGCAAAGAAATACGGAACGAGCAAGACAGGCCGAGCTGCACCAAGCTGTAAAAGTCGGCCAATCTCTGGAGGCTCTCAACGTTACAAAAAACCTCCAAGAAAAAGTCGTTACGTCAATCCGAGATCAGGACTTCCACGTCGCGCGAGCGGCGGCACAAGAAGCCTTCAACCGTAAGGAAATCTCTGGAACCACTCTCGGAAAAATACAAACCGCAATCTCTCGCGCAAGCGAAGCAGTGCAAGGAAAACTCAAATAAACGAGCCCTTAAAAAGCCTCCCATTAGTACTCTAATGGGGGGCACCTCGCACCTCTCAAAAACCACTTACTTAGGAACAAACTCATGTCATCAAATCCCAACAATCAAAAACCAATCTCAACATCTCAACCACTCATACTCTCAAACTACTCACCAAAAAAACGACATCAACTAACCTTCCCAACAAATTCAACACGCACAAAACAATCCTTCAAAGAAGAGTGCGATATCAACACCATCATGGCTCGCTACCAATCAACGGGAGAACTTCCCGTCATCAATCAATCTGCGCCTCAATACCTCGACGTATCGGCTGCTGCCGATTTCCAAACATCTATGGAATTCGTCGCTGGCGCTCAAACTCTCTTCCAAGAAATGCCTTCGGCAATCCGTAATCGCTTCGGAAACGATCCTCGCGAGTTCCTTGATTTCTGCTCACAAGAAAAGAACCGTCCAGAACTTGCAGAAATGGGCCTCCTTAAGGAGCAAACGCCTCAACTAATACCTACCTCTATCCCTCTCTCTCAAACTCAACCAGCGCCTTCTACACAAGCTGAACCTTTCGTGCTCGAAAAGTCTTCTTGACTTTAGTCGGGTACAGTACATACTTGTTATTACTGTACCCACTGACACCAAAACACACTCAAAGGGTGTTAAATGGAACCAGTAACCGCTATCTTATTGATTCTCTTAATAAAGGAGCTTAAAAATGAAACGCCACAAAATGTCCAGCAAGTCGAGCAAACGGTCATTCACCAAGGGTGCATCCCGGACTCATGTCAAGAACCTCATGGGCTCACCAATGAGAGGGGGCATTCGCCTTTAATGAAAAATGACTTGCTACCATCCGATCAACATACCCCGCAAGGGGTTCGTTGATTTACGACAAAATGTACCCTGTGGACAATGCATTGGCTGCCGCTTGGAGCGTTCCCGACAATGGGCGCTCCGCTGTATGCATGAAGCACAAATGCATCAGCTATCAACATTCGTCACTCTTACCTATGACGATCAGCATCTGCCAGAAGGACAGACACTTGTTAAAAGGCATTTTCAACTATTCATGAAACGCCTCCGCAAACTACACAAAGGGAAAATTAAATTTTTCCATTGCGGGGAATACGGCGACTGTGACCGCCGGCCTCACTACCATGCAATTCTCTTCGGCATAGACTTTGCTGATAAGAAAAAACACAGTAAATCTAAATCAGGAAACACGTTATATGTTTCTGAAACTTTAAATAAACTATGGGGCTTAGGCTTCGCTTGGATAGGCGATGTCACCATAGAATCTGCGGGCTATGTTGCCCGCTATGCTCTTAAAAAAATCGGAGGTGACCTCAAGGAAAAACATTACCAAAATACTGATATCAACACCGGGGAAATCCATCAGATTCAACCCGAATACGCGACGATGAGTACGCGACCAGCTATAGGAAAATCATGGTATGAAAAATACAAGGATGATGCTTATCCATCAGACTTCCTTACTTTCAAAGGAAAGCAAATGGCCGTTCCTCGCTACTATGACAAATTACTTAAGCGAGAAAATCCGGAACTCATCGAAGAGATTAAATCTTCGCGCATCAAAAAACACCTCACTAATACTTCTGATTCAACTCCGGAACGGCTTGCCGTCCGAGAAGAAGTAAAACTTTCAAAAATCAAATCGTTATCAAGGACTCTATAAAATGGTCAAATTCCTTTTCTCCGTCTATGACTCAAAAGCTCAAGCCTACGCAAACCCCTTCACTTCCGTTACCCAGCAAGTCGCTATTCGCGACTTCACGCAAGCAGCTCGTGATGAAAATTCACAGTTATGCAAATTCCCGGGGGACTTCACACTCGTCGAGCTGGGCGAGTTCGATGATGAAACCGCAGTTATGCAAATGCACGCCAACCCAATAGTCCTAGGTCTCGCCTCTAACTTTAAGGAGTAAAACATGTCCTTCGGAGTCAAAAGTCACTCTCATCCTTCAGTGATGAAACATACATTCAGCCAAGTTCCAAAGGCTGAAATTCCGCGATCAACATTCGATCGCAGCCACGGCTACAAAACCACATTCGATGCCGGATTGCTCATCCCGTTCTTCGTGGATGAAGCTCTTCCCGGCGACACTTTCAATGTACGAGCTACTGCGTTAGCTCGACTTGCAACACCAATCTTCCCGATCATGGACAATATGTTCATGGACACTCAATTCTTTAGTGTTCCCATTCGCTTACTCTGGGATAACTGGCAACGATTCAACGGTGAACAACCCAATCCGGGCGACAGCACCGATTTCACAATCCCTCAAATGGTTGCACCCGGGAGCGGATACGATGCGAACTCTATTCATGATTATTTCGGGCTACCTACTGGTGTCCCTGCTATTAGCCATTCCTGCCTTTGGCACAGGGCATATGCCCTCATCTGGAATGAATGGTACCGGGACCAAAATCTCCAAGACGCTATTGCCGTCCCAAAAGGAGATGGTCCCGATCTCCATACCTTCTACACGTTGCAAAGGCGCGGAAAGCGACATGACTACTTCACAAGCGCTTTGCCGTGGCCACAAAAAGGCGAAGCCGTACAAATCCCACTCGGAACCATGGCGCCAATAACCTACGATACAATCTCAGGAACTGACATTACTGGGCAATTTGCCAATGCCTACGTCAATTCTGGGACAATTTCCCAGTTTTATAAAACTACGACGCTCGGCGCCGGAGGCACTTCCGTAGCGCCTAACTCCTCTCATGGCCTATATGCCGATCTGAGCGAAGCGACCGCGGCTACGATCAACTCGCTGCGTCAAGCATTTCAAATTCAACGAATTTTCGAAAGGGATGCACGAGGTGGAACACGATATACCGAACTCATCAAAGCTCATTTCGGAGTTACTAGCCCGGACTCTCGACTCCAGAGGCCGGAATACCTCGGGGGAGGGTCCTCCCCTGTTAATATTTCACCTATCCCTCAAACATCCCCGACTGGCACCTATGCTGACACTCCTCAAGGAAATCTTGCGGCTGTCGGAACAGCCATGCTCTCTAACCATGGATTCACAACATCATTTACTGAACACTGCCTCGTTATCGGACTCGTATCTGTCCGTGCTGACCTTACGTATCAACAAGGTATCAACCGAATGTGGTCAAGAAAGACCAGATTCGACTTCTTCTGGCCAGCACTGAGCCATATTGGCGAACAGGCAGTACTTCAAAAAGAAATATTCGCCTCTGGCG